TTAGTGGAACTGCAGCTACAGTAACAGGTGCAGCTCAAACAAACATTACAAGTCTTGGAACTCTTACAGCATTAACAGTAGACGATATTAGTATTGACGGTTCAAAGATATCTATAGCCGATAACTCAGCAACTGCTCTTACCATTTCAGAAGGTAGTAATGACTATTTAACTTTTAATACTACAGACTCAGCAGAAACAATATTATTAGGAAAACCTCTTGATACAAATGGTAATGCAATTATTTTTGATGTAGATGGTGATACATCAATTGCTGGTTCACCTATTGATGATATGTTGATATTTAAATCTGGTGGAGCTTCATGGTTATTAGCTTCTGCAAATGTTGGTTTATCACCAAATGTTGCATTCCCCCTTGGTAATTCAAGTTATCCGTTTACCCATTTATATGTGGACAATATTTTTGTTGATGGTAATACAATTAAATCAGAAAATTCAGATGGCGATTTAATATTTAAAGGCAACGATGGCGGTTCAGAAATAACTGCTCTTACACTTGATATGTCTGAAGCAGGTGCAGCTACTTTTAATGCAGGAGTAACTGCTACTACATTTACAGGTGCATTAACTGGTAACGTTACTGGTAACTTAACTGGTAATGTCACAGGTAATGTTAGTGGAACTTCAGGTTCAACAACAGGTAATGCCGCTACAGCAACTGCATTACAAAATGCAAGAACAATCAACGGAGTATCTTTTGACGGAACTGGAAACGTAACAACCTTGACTGCAGGAACAGGTGTTTCTGTATCAGGAACCGAAGTTGCAATCGGACAAGCAGTTGCTACAAACAGTAACGTGACCTTTAATCAGATACACACCGACTACGCAAGTAATAGTGGACAAGTTGCAAGGAACATTTACCAATCAACTTCTGCTCCAAGTGGTGGAGACGGACAAGTCGGCGACTTATGGATTTTATACTCTTAATAAGGGTAACAGGATAATATAATATGGCATCAGGCTCACAGAAGGTTAAAACACCTACAGGCTGGAACGCAACTCAAGGTGCGTGGGTTAAAACGCCTGACGGTTGGCGTGCAGTAGAGCAAGTCTATATTAAAACGCCTGACGGGTGGAATAATGCTAGTGGTCAAGAAGATACACAACAACCTGCTCGAAGACCTGCAACTGGTAGACTTCAAGCACAAAGACCTGCAACTGGTCAATTACAGGCACAAAGACCTGCAATAGGAACAACACCTGCAAGAAGACCTGCGACTGGTAGACTTCAAGCACAAAGACCTGCATCAGGACAGTCGCCAAGCACTTATCAGGCGCAAGGAAGATATCCATATCCTGCCAATGCACAGGCACCTTATCCTGCTAATGGACAACAGCCAGGCACATATCCTGCTAACGCTCAGACGCCTGGCACATATCCTGCAAATGCTAGAGGAAGATATCCTGCTAACGGACAATCGCCAGGCACATATCCTGCTAATGCGAGACAGCCAGGAACTTATCAGGCAAGATATCCATTTACTTATCCTGCTAACTCACAAAGTCCATTTACGTATCAGGCAAGATATCCATTTACATACCCTGCTAACTCACAGTCACCATTTACGTATCAGGCAAGATATCCGTTTATTGCACCTACAACATATCAGGCACCTACAACGTATCAGGCAAGATATCCATTTATTACACCTGCGAGACAACCTTTCACTTTCTCATTCATGAAAGACGGGATAGTTTATAACGGTCAGAATCCTTTTACTACAAGTGCAAGGGGTAGGTATCCTGCTAATACAACGTATCCTGCTAACACGAATACAAATGCACGTGGAAGATATCCTGCCAACGCAAGGCAGCCAGGAACTTATCAGAATAACGCAAGAGGAAGATACCCTGCTAATGCAAGACAGCCAGGCACATATCAAAACAATGCACGTGGAAGATATCCTGCGAACTCACAGTCACCATTTACTTATCAGACGCCTTATAGAACTCCGTTTACATATCAGGCAAGATATCCATTTACATATCAAGCGTCTTATAGAATTCCGTCTACTTATCAGGCGTCTTATAGAACACCGTTTACGTATCAGGCAAGACAACCTAGCACGTATCAAGCACAAGGAAGATATCCGTATCCTGCTAACGCACAGACATCATATAATTTCCAACAGAACTATCAGAACCCATACCCGTTCCAACAGAATTATCAAAATCCGTATCCGTTCCAACAGAACTATCAGAACCCGTATCCGTTCCAACAGAACTATCAGAACCCGTACCCATACCAGCAGAACTATCAAAACCCTGTTCAACGTTGGGACGGTGTGTTACAACAACAATGGCCTGCAACACCTATTTCGTAACACACTAAATATACTCACATAAGTGAGATTTTTATTATGACAGAAATTGACCATTTAATTGATTTTATTCCATTTCGCCTAGACTGGACGCAAGAAAGTGTTCGTAGACAACTCTTTTATAAGAGCGGTCACCATATTGGCAATATTCCTGTTAACGAAGACGGTTCTATTGATACTGAATGTGACACATATAAAGTTGTACAATACTTTGTAGATAATGTTTATGTTCCTAATGTGAAATTAGTAACTTGGGGTGATATTAAAAAGTGCGGATTCATGCCTTTGGAATCATTTGGATTAGACTATCAAGCGTCTAATTATTTAAAGTATATTCCTAATTTCCATACTTACGGTGCTAGTATGAAAAAAATAACTACCGCAACGGGAGATATTACTGGTGGAAATGAAGATGGAAATGATATAACTGGTTCGGGATTTTATCATGGGTGTAAAGGACATTGGTTATTACATGATATTCAGAAGAATGGTTTAAATCAACCGATAACTATTGTATTACAAAAAAGCGGAAGAAACGATAGAATTGAATACAACCCACATATACACCCTGGCTCAGTACGACAAGGTGTATTCGGTGCGACAGACGATGAAAGTATGACCTGTATTGTTTGGGACGCATATAACGCCTTTGATTGGATAGAACCTTTAACTACTGATGAGTGGTTAAGAAGTTTTACTACACCACAGTTTGACGGCATGAGACCGACACAATTACATGTATCTTACAATTATACTAGTATTGAAGTGCAAACTTCGGGTGAATGGAATAATGGAAGGTCAGAACCCGATAGACAATGGAGAGAAAAAGTAAAGGATTTTTCTAAAAAGGTATCAGAAAAATTCAATGGAAAACCTTTAAACATATATCTTGGGTATGATTCAAGACATGAAGATATAACAGACGTACAAATAAATTCTATTAATCAAGCATGTCAAAGAGCAGTTAATGACTCACAGTGTAGATTTGAACCTGAAATAAAACTACTTGACGTATCAAAGATTCCCGAATATACTAGAGAGTACGCAAATCAATCGACAGAATTTACTTATAGCAGATTCTTAATTCCATACTTAGAAAATTATGAAGGGTTTAGTATATTCATAGATAATGATTTTGTATGGAAACAACCTTGGTATGAAATGTTTTATTTTCTACACCCCGACAATGCAGTAGCATGTGTTCAATATGAATATGAACTAGAAAAAATGTCTAAGACTAAAATGGGTGGTGAAGAGAATGTTATGTATCCTAAAAAGTTGTGGTCTAGTTTCATGATATTTAATAATGCTCATGAAGACTGTAAAAAATTAACACCCGAAGTTGTAAATACTGCGAGTGGTCAATACTTACACCAGTTTGAATGGACTGATAGTATTGATAGAATCCCTGACAAATATGTCTTTACAGAAGGCATGTCAGACGAAGATAAAAGATATCATGCGGTGCATTATACAAGAGGTGGCCCATGGATAAAAGATATGGACTGTAGTGACATATCGCAATTAAAGTTATACGAAAAGTATAAAAATATACTCAATAAATAAGAATAGAGGTAATATATTATGAATCAACTTGTTTTTACAGAAGATAACAATCTTCACATCACCAAACCAAACGGTTTGAGATACCAATTTGACAATGTCGAAAAACCAAATTTAGGTTTTGATTTTGACGTTATTGTTTATGACGGAGACAGCGAATTTAAAATTGTCGGTTACAACGATGACATTCCTTTCGATGAACAGGATAAACATGCACTTGTAGACGAAGAAAGAGACGCTATCGAACAGTTTATTGAACAGTCAGAACCACCAAATGGTATGTCCTTAAACAATCAGTTTATGGCAGACTTAGAAAATTTAACTCACGACAAAATAGAAGACTGTGCAATAAGATATAATTTTAGAAATCTTAACGAATGTGTATATGCTGGACGAGAAGGTTCTAATCATACGTATAGGTCAGAAGCACGTAGAGTTTTAGAATATGCAGATGCAACTTGGTCAATATGTTTTCAAACGCAAGAAGAAATAATGGCAACAAGAGAAGACCATTTGAAACCTTTTGACGAATACGTAGTAGTGTTGCCTGAAACAGTATCACCAAATAATATTTGTTAAAGTGAACGTTGTCTACCACGACAAACCTTTCAGACTAACGAAAGATAATTATCCGTTAGGGGATACCTTTCATGTTATCGATAATTATTTGGCGGACGAATTACACCACCATTGGGATAAGTCATTAGTCGCAAGTAACCTTTGGTCTAAAACTAATCAAGTTGCGTCCGATAGTAAAACAGGATTACCACATCATTCCTTTTGGGGTGGAACATTTTTTAGAGATGTTCCTAATCATGAACACGTAGATTGGTGTCAAGGAAATCAGATAAATCGTTCAGATACTTACTTTGCTTCATATTTTAATACTAGAGTAATGAATGACTTTGGTTTTCGTTGGGTTGAGTTTGATTACATGGGTTTGAATTCACAAACTCAAGGACTAGACGGTACATGTCATAATGATTGTGCGCCTGAATGTGAGTGGAACATATCTTTTTTGTATTACTTAAATACATTTTGGAATCCTAAATGGGGCGGTGACTTAAGAGTGTATGATGAAAATATTGGTAGCGGTGTTGCAGAAGAAATGAACAAACACGAAATAGGAAGAATAGAATTTAAACCAAACAGATTACTTATGTTTGACGGAAGGATACCTCATGGTGCAGAAGCACCAAAACCTTCTGCAAGATATGTAGATAGACGTTCATGTGTATTGCGTGGTTCAGAAATAAGATTAGTACCTCAAGAAGAACAAAGAAAAGAAGTTGCACCAAGACAACTAAGATATCAGAGATATATGAGATATGCCGACAATTGAGTTTAAAACATATAATGATACCGCATTTGAATTAATGCGTCCTGTACCTGCAAGTAAAATGCAACCCGATTGGTGGAAAAAATCTAAAGTGCATATGATTGATAAAGGGGTGGTTGGGATATCATTAAGAGCTTGTCCTGCAATGCATGATTGGTTATCAACAGGATATTATATCGCAACAAATAGAGATATACATTGTGAATTCAATCAAACTCTTGTAAGTGGTGGTGATTGGCATGCTACCGTTCCGCCTGACGGTGAAAATTTTGAAGCTTCATATGCTTCACCTACACATTCAAAACACCAACTAATGAATGATAATTTCTCATTCTTAAAAGGAGATGGTTCTGATGAAAATCCTCATGACGCATTCAAATTTAGAGTACCTTGGTCTGTAGTAACACCGCCTGGCTATTCTTGTTTATATCTTGACCCCTTTTTACATCAGAATAAATATTTTAGAACATGGCAAGGAACAATGGATACTGATATGTTTAATACCTTAACAGATAATACGCAGATTATTATGTATCCATTAAGTGACAAGTCTTTTGTTATACCTAAAGGAACACCCATAGTACAGATAGTTCCTTATAGGAGAGAACAGTGGACTGCGTCTTATATTAACATGGACGGGAGTGCATATATAAATGAAGTAAGTCATTTAACAAGTGAATACGGCAAACCTTCAATATCTGAATTGTGTGAAGTTGAGGGTGATGCAAGTTCGCCAGACGGACAGGTGCCTGGCGGATTTTACAGAAAATACATGTGGACGACTAAAGCAAAAAACTTTAAGGACGCTCCACCTAATGAATGCCCCTTTGACCCAAAAACAGGAGAAATGAAAAAGTGAAATACGAAGGATATACAGAGTTCGAGGCTAATAAAACTAAAGGTGATAACAATGTTGGAGTTGATATCGATAGTTTATACGAAGGACAAACTAATGTTCAAATAGAAGGTTTTGATGTAGGTACAGACGCCAGTACACCTGCTTTTTATATTTGGAATTCTATGAACTGGCACGAAGATACTTATTGTGGTTGGAAAACTTTTAAAGGTGAACAAGACCATAATACACTGTCAACAGTATGGGAAACGAGGTGGTGGCATTCAATCCAACCAGCACCTTACAAGTATGTGGGTGGCCCTTATAGAGCTGCTGTTGCAGATTATACTTTTGGTGTGTTTGGATTATTCTTTTGTCAAAGGTTTGTTCCAATTACAGATTTGAGAGTCACTTATGACAAAGCAATTAAAGTAGGTGATACTATAGAATGTGTAATAACAAACACTGTAATTGAAAATGACATTTTGAAACAAGAGTTAATTCAAAGAATTTACGGTAGTGATGAAATTGTTGGTCGTGCTTGGGCAAGTCACTTCATGAAGAAGAAAGAAGACTATAAAGAAAAACAACAAGACTTAACTGAATTAAATGGTGACGGTAATCGTGACCGAGGAAGGTACGGGGAAGATGTCAGTTAGATTACTGTTTCCACATTACGTATTTCAAAGAAATATGTTAGACCCAAATCTTGACGAAAGTCAAGGATATGATTTGGAGTATAACGAAATGTTAGTTGCAGAAGTTGACGCAATGCGTAAGCGTGACCCTAAAGGTAGACTTGTATCTAATTCACCTAACCCTGCTACAATGCATAGGTCGGGTTGGCAGTCTAATGACGGTTGTGAAAGTAGTCCAGTCTTTCAGAAATGTATGAATCGTATCAGTAAGTTTTTTTCTGACGAGGTTTTACCTTTTCATGGTATTCAAAATTCTAATGGTCTTAAAATGAGGCCAGGCAATTCATGGGCAAACATAAATGAAACTATGTCTTGGAATAGACCTCATACTCATAATGGTTGTTGGTATTCAGGTGTTTTATATCTAAAAGCAGACGGAGATGAAGGTAACTTTTCTGCAATTGATACAGACTCTAAAGTTCTGTCTATGTTTCCGCACCACCAAAGAGTTAGAACTAATTGGGACGTTCAACCTAGAACAGGAGATATTCATATATTTTCTAGTGGTTTAATGCATATGGTTGAACCTAATATGACTGACAAAGAAAGATATAGCATATCGTTCAATATGGATTTACATGACGTGGTAGGCCCAACTGGATTCTTTCCTGATAATGGTGCTGGTTACTTTGGTCAAGACTTTACTGTTGATGAATGGAATCCTGATGAATTTTCATTTAATTTAGACGAAAGAGGAAATCCAATACGTTAATTCCATAAATAACCGTATGGAAGAAAACCTAATAGCCTTTGACGCACACTTACTTTGGAATATAGTTCTAACCTTTATTCTCATGCCTTTAGGTTTCTTAATCCGTAACCTATTATCTGAACAAAAAAGAATTGATATTCTTATCAATAAAACACGTGAAGAAGTCGCCAAAGACTACGTAACACGTGAACAACTATCCAAAGAACTAGAAAGATTAATGGATACCTTAGACAGAATCGATACCAAAATCGATAGACTACAGAATAAAACTTACTTCCAAGAATAATTCTTATAAATAGTAGTATTAAAGGAAAATACTACTATGGCCGCACCAAATTCTAAAGACACATTTAAACAGTACATCAAGCGTGCTCTTGGAGCTCCAGTAATAGAAATCAATATAGATGATGACCAACTGGACGACAGAGTAGACGAAGCATTACAATACTTTCGTGAATATCATTATGACGGTAGTATCAAAACATATTTAAAACACCAATTGAGTGCTAACGATATCGCTGGATTAAAAACAGACGAAACGTTTACAGAAAACGCAGCTGGTACTCACGCAAAAACAGACCAACAATATAAACAACAACAAAACTATATTGTTTTACCTGAGTTTATATTATCAGTTATAAACATATTTCCATTTGCAGATAAACATAATCTTAATATGTTTGATATTAGATATCAATTAAGACTCAACGACATATACGATTTAACAAACACTAGTATTCTATACTATGAAATGGTTCAACAGCATATCAGTATGTTAGACCAAATCTTAGTGGGTCAAACACCTATCAGATACAATACTCACATGAATAGACTATATCTTGACATGGACGCTGACCAAATCAACGCAGGTGAGTTTATCATTATAGAGTGTTACAGAAAGATAGACCCAAATGATTTTACAGACATATACAATGACATGTGGTTGAAAAGATATGCAACTGCTTTGGTCAAGTATCAATGGGGACAGAACTTATCTAAGTTTGGTGGTATCGCACTGCCAGGCGGAGTGGTGCTTGAACCCGATAACATAAAGACAGAAGCACTAGAAGAAAAAACAAGGTTAGAGGAAGAATCTAGATTGAACTACGAAATGCCTGTATTAGATATGATGGGGTAATAAATGCCAACTAACGTATTCTTTAACCATGCAGTTCAGAGTGAACAACATCTATATGAAGATTTAGTTGTTGAATCTCTTAGAATGTATGGACAAGAGACATTCTACTTACCAAGACAGATAGTTGAAACAGATACTATTTTTGACGAAGACGTGCAGTCCAAATTTGGTGACGCATACTCAGTAGAAATGTACATTGAAAACGCCGAAGGATTTGAGGGCGAAGGCGACCTCATGTCTAAATTTGGTGTAGAGATACGTGACCAAGCAACATTTGTTTTATCGGTAAGAAGTTGGGAAAGGTTTGTCGCCACAGACCAAAATTTAGCAACTAGTCTTAGACCTAACGAAGGAGATTTAATTTATCTTCCTTTATCAGGTTCATTATTTGAAATTAAATTTGTAGAACACGAACAGCCTTTCTATCAAGTAGGTAAACTATTTGTATTTAAACTACAGGCAGAACTATTTGAATACGCAGGTGAAGATTTTGATACTGGTTCAGACGCAGACTTTGTTGAGGCAGAACAAGCATACAGAGTTGACTTGAGAATGACCGCTGATGCATCACCACCAAGTCCATATACTCTTGGTGAAAATGTAACATTAAATGGAACTGTTGTAGGTGAGGTTGTTGGATTTAGAGCTGACATAGCACCTGGCCAATTAGAAGTAATACACGTAACTACTACATTTAAAGTTGGTGATACTATTGTTGGTGCAAGTTCGGGTACTTCAAGAGTTATCAATAGTATAGAAGATGTGATATCTATGTCTCAGGACGGAAATGCTCAGAACTTAGACTTTGAAGGTAAAGCAGATAACTATCTAGACTTCTCAGAAACGAATCCATTTGGTGAGGTTACATAATGTTTGGTACACGTTTTTATAACGAAACAATGAAACGAGCAGTTTCAATATTTGGAACTTTGTTCAATAACATTGACGTTGCTGATATTAAAACAGACGGAACTGTTTTGAATATAAGAAAGGTTCCCATAAGTTATGGCCCAAAAGCAAAGTTTCTTGCGAGACTTCAAAACGAAACAAATCTGAATGACGGAAACAGAACTGCTATCTCATTACCTAGAATAGCATTTGAAATTTCAGGTATCGAATACGATACGTCTAGACAAAACAATAAACTAATTAGAAATACTAAGAATACTCAAGAGACTGATAAAGTCAATCGTAGGTTTCAATATGCACCTGCACCATATAATATAAACTTTACATTGTCTGTAATGGCAAACAAGATGAATGACGCATTACAGATAGTAGAACAGATACTTCCATATTTTCAACCCGATTACACAGTCACCATGAAAATGATAGACGATATGTCTGATAATAGAGACGTTCCTGTCATTTTAAATTCAGTATCGTTTGAAGATACTTATCAAGGTGGTTTCGAGGAAAGACGTACAATTACATATGACTTAGAATTTCAAATGCAGTTATACTTTTTTGGCCCTGTTTATCAAGGTAAGATTATTAAAAACGTTATCGAAAGAGATTACATTGGTGACGGTAATACAGGATTTACATCTTCCGAAATAACTAGCGCAGGTCTTGTAAAAGAAGTTAAAAGTTATGAACCTGCATTTGAAAATAGAACTAACAATGCGGTTTCAAATTCTTCAACAGTTACATTTACAACAGCACTAGACGCTGATATAAGTGTAGGAGACGAAGTATTTGGAACTGGAAATACAACTAATCCAACTATAAGTAGTATTGCAACTGATAAACTAAGTATGGTTCTTAGTGCAAATATTACTCTTGACGCAAACAAGAGTTTGAAATTTGTTGGTTCAGTAAATACTAATGATACGTTTGTAGTAGCGGAAACAGTTTCATTCTATGACGATGGAACAAACAAAACCTACACAGACAACTTAACAGATGATGCATAATTATGACAAAAAAAGTAGACGAAAAGTTAAACGACTTGCTCGATATTAACACCTCTTTAAAAAAAGAAACCAAAGCGGTTCCTGTGATTCGACCTGATAAAGAGCAGAACATAGAGACTGACTACAGGTATGCGAGAGAACACCTCTACGACCTCATAGAACGAGGCCAAGACGCAATTGACGGTATCCTAGACCTATCTAAAGAGACAGAACACCCACGTGCCTACGAGGTTGCAGGACAGTTAATTAAGACTGTAGGGGAAACTGCAGAGAAACTTATAGACCTTCAAAGTAAAATGAAGAAACTAGAACAAGACGATACTAAAATCAGAGACCAACATAATCATTTATACGTGGGGTCAACCAGTGAACTACAAAAGTTCCTAAAGAAAAATAATGGTACAAGCGAAGAATGAAGGTTATCTAGGCAACACGCAAATTAAACGTGTTGGTATAGAAACCAAATATACAGAAGAAGAGTTAGCGGAATACATGAAGTGTTCCAAAGACCCATGCCATTTTATTGAACAATACACACAGATTATCTCTCTTGACGAAGGTATGGTTCCATTCAAACTTCGTGGATATCAGGATAAACTAATTCAACATTACGACAGTAATAGATTCAGTGTCGTACTTGCAAGTAGACAGAGTGGTAAATCAATCACCTCATGTGCATATCTATTGTGGTTCTTATTGTTCCACCCCGAAGTAACTGTAGCTGTACTTGCAAACAAAGGTGCGATTGCGAGAGAAATGATAGCACGTATCGTAACTATGTTAGAGTCTGTTCCATTTTTCTTACAGCCAGGCGTAAAGATTTTAAACAAAGGTAATATAGAGTTTGGTAACGATAGTAAGGTTGTTGCAGCTGCAACTTCCAGTAGTAGTATCCGTGGACTCTCAATAAATATGTTGTACCTTGATGAGTTTGCATTCGTAGACGATGCAGAGACATTCTATACTGCAACATATCCCGTTATTACATCAGGTAAAGATTCAAAGGTTATTATTACTTCCACTGCAAACGGTGTGGGTAATATGTTTCATAAAATATACGAGAGTGCAGTACATGGACAATCAGAATACAAAGACTTCACAATTAACTGGTATGACGTGCCAGGCAGAGACGAAGCATGGAAAGAACAAACAATTGCAAACACCTCAGAAGCACAGTTTGAACAAGAGTACGGAAACTCGTTTTTGGGAACTGGTAACACTCTCATTAACTCGAATACTTTACTTGGGTTAAAAGCATATGACCCTGAATGGTCAAAAGAAGAATTCTACATGTATGAAAAACCCATAGAAGGTCACCAATATGTTATGTGTTGTGACGTTGCGAAAGGGAGAGGTATCGACTTCTCAACGTTTAGTATCTTTGACGTATCTTCTAAACCATTCAAACAAGTTGCGACATTTAGAAACTCTTTAATATCACCATTATTGTTTCCCGATTTGATTGCAAAGTATGGTAAAGCATATAATGACGCAACTGTTATCATAGAAAACAATAATGAAGGAAGTATTGTTGCGTCACAATTGCATTATGATTTAGAATATCCTAATGTTTTCGTACAAGGACAACTAAAAGCAGAAGATATTGGTGTAACAATGTCTAGAAAAATCAAAAGAATTGGTTGTTCTACATTAAAAGAACTATTAGAAGAAGATAGATTGCAATTATTAGACAGATGGACTATCACTGAGCTCATGACTTTTGTAAATAAGGGTAGAAGCTTTGAGGCTGATAGAGGTTATCATGACGATATGGTAATGACATGTGTACTATTTTCATGGTTTGTAACTACAGATTACTTCTATCATTTAACAAATTATCAAGTCAAAGAGTTGTTATATTCTGAACAGCAGAAACTTATTGAAGAGGATATGTTACCTGCAGGGATTTTCGGGGACAGACCGATAGAAGAAGAGTCTTTTGTAGATAGTTCAGGGGATAGGTGGTTTGCTGACCCGTTAGACAATATAAAGTTATAAATAAAACAGTAAACAACTTTTGACATTAACAGGAGAAAAAGTATGGCATTTCAAGTATCACCAGGCGTACAGGTTAAAGAGATTGACCTTACAAATGTTGTGCCTGCAGTATCCAGTACAACTGGTGCTTTCGCAGGGACATTCCAATGGGGCCCTGTTGATGAAGTAGTAACAATTTCAGACCAAAAGGGACTAGTAGAGAATTTTCACGAACCTGCTAACACCAACGGAGCTGCAGAGGACTACTATTCAGCTGAAGGATTTTTAAGATATGGTTCTTCTCTAAGAGTAGTTAGAATAAACTCTACAGGATTGTTTAGTGCGAATTCAGCTGGACATGGTTCAACGCTAATAAAGAATAGTGACGAATATGTTCAATCTTACCAAAGTGGTGCCTTATCAGGTACAGCAGGAAGGTGGGTAGCCCGTCACGCAGGAGTTTTAGGAAACTCCTTAAAAGTATCTGTTTGTTCAACAGCAACTGCCTTCGAGACAGACAACGCTGGAACATCTACAGGAAATAACGCAGTTGGAGCGCTTTCAATAACAGGTGTTGCAAACGCAACTACATTGTTTAGAGTAAGAGATATTATCACATTTGATAATCACTTAGGACAAGAATACAGAATTACCGCAAGTTCAGGTACAACTCTTACTATTGAAGCAATTAACCAACCTGCAAACACAGGATTAACAACAGCAGTTGACGGTTCAAGTACACCAGTCAATATAAACAGGAAATGGGAGTTCCATTCTTTCTTTGATAAAGCTCCAGGCACTTCCGCATCTGCAGCTGCTGTCGGTGCATCATTAGACGAATGTCACGTAGTAGTAAGTGACGAAGACGGTGTGTGGAGTGGAACTCAAAACGAAGTTCTAGAAACATTCGGTTTCGTATCACTTGCAAGTGACGCTAAAGACGCTCAAGGTGCATCAAACTACTACAGAGACGTAATTGAAAGAAAATCAACATACGTATACTGGGCAGGTCACTCTACAGGAGATGACGGTTCACCAGTAACTGGTACTCACGATAGTGGTAATGAACACAGAACATTAGCAGAATCTTTATCAGATGGTTTCGGTGTAATGACTCTTCCAGTAAATGACACACTTTCAGGTGGTTCAAATGGTAGAATGCCAACAGCCGCTGAGAAGTTCGGTGCATGGTCAACACACTTCGGTGACGCTGAAACAGTAGATATCTCATTCTTAATCGTAGGTTCTTCAAGAACTGATAACGGTTCGGGAACAGAACAAGATATCTTAACAGATTGGACAACTTTAACAAACCAAGCGATTCTTCTTTGTGAATCTAGAAAAGATTGTATGGCAATCGTATCACCAAGAAAGAATGACGTAGTTGGAGTTTCCTCAGAATCAACACAATCCGCAAATGTAATTGCCTCCGCTAATACTGCAACAAGTTCTTCTTATTCAGTTATGGATAGTGGTTGGTTATACATTTACGAAAGATATAACGACAAATACTGTTGGATTCCAGGCAATGGACATACTGCAGGTCTAATGGCAAGAAGTGACTTATTAAGAGACCCATGGTTCTCACCTGCTGGTTTCTCAAGAGGTCAATACTTAGGTGTAACTAAACTTGCATTTAATCCTTCACAATCGTCTAGAGACGACTTATACAGTGCAAGGGTTAACCCAATTGTTACATTCCCAGGCCAAGGAACAGTCCTATTTGGTGACAAAACTATGTTATCAACACCTTCTGCATTCGATAGAATCAATGTAAGAAGATTGTTCATAGTCCTAGAAAAGGCAATCGCAACTGCCGCTAAAGCACAACTCTTTGAATTCAATGACGCATTCACAAGAGCACAGTTTAGAGCTGCTGTAGAACCTTTCTTAAGAGACGTGAAGAACAGACGTGGTCTTGTAGATTTCCAAGTATTATGTGACGAAACAAACAACACTGATAGTGTTATCGATAGAAATGAATTTGTATGTTCTATCTTCGTTAAACCTAACAGGTCGATTAACTTCATTACATTGAACTTTGTTGCCGCTAGAAGTGGTGTAGAGTTTAGTGAATTATACGGTGCAGTCTAAGGGAGAAATAAATGGCAACAATAGATGAATTTAAAGCGCAACTAATCGCTGGTGGCCCTAGAGCTAATAGGTTCCGAGTCTTCATACCTAGAACAGGTAATAAGATAGAGTTTCTATGTCAAGCTGCTCAGATTCCCGCTATGACTGTCGGTCAGGTCACAGTTCCATTCAGAGGAATGAACTTGAAACTTGCTGGAGACAGAACCTTTGAACCATGGGCAGTTACTGTAATCAACGATGTTGAATTCAGTGTAAGAAATGCCCTAGAATCATGGCAGTTGGATATCAGTCAGTTAGACTCAGGTATCGGTGCGATTAATAACGATTACTTGTTATCACGAGCATTCGTTGAACAGTTAAACAAAGATGACTCAGTCCTTGCGAGATACGAATTCTTCAATATGTTCCCTCAAAATATCGGTGGTATTGAACTGAATATGGGAACTGCTGACGAAGTTGAAACTTTTGAAGTTTCATTTGACTATTCTCACTGGGAAAGAGTTATTTAATTAAAGTGAAATACACCCTTTTAGGGGAGTATAAATATTAGTATGGAAATTTTTGGGTTTGAAATATCCCGTAAAAAGGATGAACTACGAAGCATAGAGGTGTCTAAGGCACCTTCCTTCGTCCCCCCTGTTGAAGATGACGGTACACCCGTCATTCAACAACAACCAGGCGGGTTCATATCAGGTGGAGCATATGGTTCCTACATTGATATGGAAGGTGGTATCAAGAATGAGGTTGGTCTCATTACAAGATACCGTGAAATATCTCTAATCCCTGAGTGTGACTCAGCGATTGAAGATATTGTTAATGAGTGTATTACATCGGATTCTCAAGACAAGATTGTATCACTCGACCTCAGAAACGTAAAACTTTCTGATAGTATCAAAAACAAGATACATGACGAGTTTAATCATATTCTTGCCTTAATGAAGTTCAATCAGAACTCTCACGAATTATTCCGAAAATGGTACATAGATGGAAGGATATACTTCCATAAGGTCGTTGACGGCAAACGTCCGAAAGCAGGTATTGTAGACCTAAGAAACATTGACCCACTTAAAATTAAGAAGGTCAGAAATGTAATCAAAGGTAAATCGGACAAAGCAGGTGTTGACGTAATAAAACAAGTTGAAGAATTTTTTGTCTTCAACGATAAAGGTTTTGATAAATCTTCAGCGAATGACGGAACGTCCGTGAAGATTGCTCCCGAAGCAGTATCATATACTACATCGGGTTTATTAGACTACACAAAGAACGTAGTCATTGGGTATCTTCATAAAGCATTGAAGACTGCAAACCAGTTATCAATGATGGAAGACGCACTAGTTATCTATAGGATATCACGTGCACCCGAAAGAAGGATTTTCTACATTGACGTAGGTAACCTTCCAAAGGCAAAAGCAGAACAGTATTTGTCTGAGGTTATGAACAAGTATAGAAATAAACTTGTTTACAATGCAGACACAGGTGAAATCAAAGATGATAGAAAACATATGTCTATGTTGGAAGATTTTTGGTTACCTAGGAGAGAAGGTGGACGTGGGACAGAGATAACAACTTTGCCAGGCGGACAAAATCTCTCGGAGATAGAAGACATTGAATACTTTAAGTCGAAGTTATACAAGAGTTTAAGTATTCCAGCTTCTAGAATGGAAGCAGACGCAGGATTCAATTTGGGACGTGCGTCCGAAATCCAAAGAGATGAACTTAAGTTTAATAAGTTCACGAATAGACTTCAAAAGAAGTTTAGTAGAGTATTTGTTGACGTTTTAAGAACTCAATTGATACTAAAAGAAATTGTAAGTGGCGAAGAATTTGACAAAATGGTCAAAGACTTCGTACAGTTTGATTATGCTAGCGATAACCACTTCGCAGAGTTGAAAGACGCTGAAATTATGCGTGAGAGACTTGAGACTTTATCAACCGTAGACGAGTATGTTGGTAAGTATTATTCTCAGGAGTTTGTACGTAAGAATATCTTAATGCAAACAGAAGAAGAAATGAAACTTATGGACAAACAAATGGAAGACGAGGGTGGAGACGAAGAAGGTGGTGACGATGAATTTGGGGGATTTTAATAAATGACTGAAATAGCAAAAAAGATAGTTGACGAAATAGAACAAGGTAAGTTGCAAGACGCTAAGGATTCTATTTTTGACGGCATTAAAGAGAAAGCTGCCCAAGCAGTGGACATGAAGAGAGTGGAAGCAACGGTTGATTGGATGAAAAATGAACCTGAAGCTACAGCAGAGGAAGAGTAAATGAAATCTTTTGCATCTATATCAAGAGAACTTTATGAGGCGAAATTTAAGTTGCCTAAAAAACATAAAGAACTTAAAGTAGATACAATGAAAACTGGTGGAAAGACCTACAACATTACCTATAGTAAAATGGGTAAAGACATTTACGCATTCGTTAATAATAATGAAACAGGGCCTTACAAGGACTTGAAGGACGCAGAAAAATCTGTGAAGGAATTATCCAAACTCTTTAAACAAATGAATTTTGAAGGGGTAACAGAAGAGGAAATTTTCAATGAAATTAATTTCAGAGTATAACGAAGCAAAACCATTAATCGAATCAAAAGAAAATGGTAAAAAAGATTACTTTATCGAAGGTGTCTTTATGCAAGCAGACATAAAGAATCGTAACGGAAGAATCTATCCCAAAGAAATCATGGCAAAAGAAGTCAATCGTTACGTAAAAGAATTCGTAAACGAACAAAGAGCATTCGGTGAGTTAGGACACCCCGAAGGGCCAACAATCAATTTAGACAAAGTATCCCACATGATTACCGAACTTCACGAAGACGGTAGTAATTGGGTAGGTAAAGCAAAAATTTTGAGCACTCCAAATGGTGAGATTGTAAAAAATCTTATCAATGACGGTGCAAAACTAGGTGTCTCTTCAAGAGGACTTGGTTCATTAGAACAAAAATCAGACGCACAGTATGTGAAGTCGGACTTTCAACTTGCAACTGCAGGTGATATTGTCGCAGACCCTTCAGCGCCAGATGCCTTCGTAGACGGTATCATGGAAGGTGTTGAGTGGATTATGGACAATGGAATCCTAAAAAGACAAGAAATGGAGTCTATGAGAGAAGTTTTAAAGAACGAAAAGCAGGTTAGACTTGAAGAAACAAAAATTAATTTATGGAAAACGTTCGTTAAGAACTTATAACATATAAATAAAAAAGTAAACTCAAACAGGAGAAAAATATGGCAGAGTTAGATACAAACCAAGATGAGCTATTAGAGGCAGGACAACCTGACGCTAAAGCTGAGAAAGGTGACAAAAACCCGCCTAAGCAAGGTTCAAGTGATTCCGCTAAAATAGAAAGTGGAAAAGCTGAAGTCGTCAAACCCGAAGAAAATCCTGTTGACAAAGCTGTCGATTCTGTAGATAAAGCAGAAGATGGAGTCAAAGAGATTTCCGCAGACCCACAACAAAAGGGTGAAGGGAAACCTGATAAGGCTGAAAAAATCAAAGAAGGCGAAGGCGCTGACGAAGAAGCAGAAGTTTCTGAAGCAGAAGAAAAAGTTCCTTCCAAGATGGAAACAATCAAAGCTATGGTCAACACAATGAAGGAAATGAATAAAGAAGACCTTCAAGGTATTTTCTCTTCTATTTCAGAAGATGAGGTTGACGAGTCTTTGACTAAGGCAGAAATCGCAAGAAACATTGTCGAACTAGTTAAAAAACTAGATGACGAAAAGGTTCAAGAGATGTACGGCAAGATGAAAGGTGTCGAGGACGAAGAGGAAGAAGACGAAGACAAGAAGATGAAAAAAGAATCTGTTGACGAAGAAACTTCCGAAGAACTCGAATCTAAACTTGTAGAGATTGAAATTGAAGACGACCTAAATGCAATCTCAGAAGCATTAGACTTGTCAGAAGAGAACCGAGAAAAAGCTAAAACAATCTTTAAAGCTGCAGTATCAAGTAAAGTTGCAGAAGTTGAAAAAGGATTGAAAGAAGCTTACGAAACAGAATTACAAACCTCAGTAGATAAGGTCAAAGCCGACTTAAGTGAAGCAGTTGACAAATACTTGTCTTACGTTGCTGACGAGTGGACGAAAGAAAACGAATTAGCTATCGAGAGAGGTTTGAAAGCTGAAATGACTGAAAACTTTATTTCAGGATTGAAAACATTGTTCGTAGAACATTATGTTGACGTTCCCGAAGATAAGTATGACGTGATTGATGAGCTTTCTAATCGTCTCGATGAGATGGAAGTTAAACTTGACTCCGAAGTTCAAACAAATATGGACATCGCAGAAGAGTTGAACACTCTCAAGAGAGAAAATGTGGTAAGGGATGCGTCTTCGGACTTAACTGAATCACAGAAAGAGAAATTAGAATCACTTGCAAACGGTGTAGACTTCAATGACGAAGCTGACTTCCAAGAGAAGATTGGTGAAATCAAAGAAGCATACTTCGGTATTGAAGGTGAATCTATTTCTGAGGATACCGTAGTTGAAGAAGGAACTGGAACGCTTGAAGATGAAAACTCTTCACCTGTTATAGACCCTTCCCTTCAAAGGTATTCTGACGCAATTAGTAAACTAAAACCATTAGGTTAATTTAAAGGAGATTAAAAACAATGTTTTTATCTGAAAACTTACAGGAAAAGTGGCAACCTATCCTAGAGCATTCTGATTTGCCAAAAATCGAAGACTCTTACAAGAAGGCTGTTACCGCAGTAATCCTAGAAAACCAAGAAAAAGCTCTTAACGAAGATAGAGTTTCTCTTGACGAAGCTGCACCTTTAAATGCTACTGGCAGTTCTGCTGTATCTAACTGGGATCCAATCCTAATTAGTCTAGTAAGACGAGCTATGCCTAACTTGGTTGCTTACGACATTTGTGGTGTTCAACCAATGACTGGGCCAACAGGACTTATCTTTGCTATGAAAGCAAGGTATAACGACTATCCGACTCAAGGACGTGAAGGTAAAACTGAAGCTTTAGGGCTTGACGAACCTCATACTCCTTATTCGGCTGCTGCTCAGACAACTTCAGCTGGTGCATTAACAGCTGCAATCAGTGACCCATTTGACACTAGTTCGCCTTCTTATGAAGACACAACTGGTTCAGGTATGTCTACTGCAACTGCAGAAGCATTAGGTGATGTCGAAGCTTCCAACGGATTCGCTCAAATGGCTTTCACAATTGAGAAAGCTACAGTAACTGCTAAATCAAGAGCACTTAAAGCGGAATATACTTTAGAATTGGCACAAGACCTTAAAGCAATTCACGGTCTAGACGCTGAATCTGAACTCGCTAACATACTATCATCTGAAATCCTTGCGGAAATCAACAGAGAAGTAGTAAGAAACGTTAACATACAAGCTAAAGTAGGTGCATCTGCAACTGCTTCTGCTGGTACTTTCAACTTAGATGTTGATGCTAACGGACGTTGGTCAGTTGAGAAATTCAAAGGTCTATTATTCCAAATAGAAAGAGAATCAAATGTAATCGCAAAAGAAACAAGACGTGGTAAAGGTAACTTTATCCTTTGTTCTTCTGACGTTGCATCTGCTTTATCAATGGCTGGTGTATTAGATTATACTCCTGCGCTTAACACTGACATTAACGTTGACGATACTGGTAATACTTTTGCTGGTGTTCTAAACGGTAGAGTTAAAGTTTATATCGACCCATATGCTGGTGTTGATTACTTGACTGTCGGTTACAGAGGGTCTAACCCTTATGACGCTGGACTTTTCTATTGCCCATACGTTCCATTACAAATGGTTCGTGCCGTTGGTGAGAATACTTTCCAACCAAAAATTGGTTTCAAAACTAGATACGGAATGGTATCTAACCCATTCGTAGGTTCTACACCTGCTAATGGTCTAGCTTCTGCTGGTACAAACCAATACTACAGAAAGTTCGCAGTATCTAACATTCTATAAAGAATAGTTACTCAACCGAAATTAAAAACCCCAGTTCGCTGGGGTTTTTTTTGTTCTAAATAAAAGTGATACAAATCATTCGTGCAGGACGGTAGTATCTAAAACCCCACTTCGGTGGGGTTTTTCTTTTTTGTGTCTCAATTGTGACAGTTGTGTGACACTTTCGTGTCTATATACTATATGGCGTATATAAAACAAATAAACAAAAGATTTCATAAATTTATGAAGTGCGGTAGACTACCCAAGGTTATCAAACTAGCAGGACTCAGTGAGTTAAAGTTAGAATCAGAACAGTCTTAGAAATTACCTAAATAGGTATATGACTACGATTAACAAATCTATACTTCAAAAGAACAACTTTAGACTTCTCATCGATAAAGTTCCAACGGTGGAATACTTCGTGCGTACTGCAAATATTCCTGGCATATCATTCAGTGAGACTGCTGTACCAGCAGGTATAGGACTGGACGCATATTTTCCAGGCGATAAAGTTGAATTTGAAAAGTTATCTGTATCGTTTTTGGTAGACGAAGATTTACAGAACTTCAAAGAAGTATATGATTGGATGGATTCTATTGTACCTATACAAGACCCGTCTAAGTACAAAACACTTGTTGGTACAACTGCAACAGCAACAAACCAGTTTTCAAGTGCAGGTAATGACCTAAGTCAATATAGCATGATTACACTCGTACTAAATACAAATAAGAATATACCAAACAGATTCTTTAAATTTTATGACGCATTTCCAACGTCACTAAGTGGATTGGAACTTGCATCAGGAGAGAGTGGTGAAGCTGTAATATGTACAGTAGACTTTAGATTTACTTATTATGAGATAGGAACCACTAGTTAAAAACACATTTTCGTGATATAATTATAGTATGAACTTAGAAGAGCTACGCAAAGAGTGGGCTAAGGATTGTGAAGTTGACGATATCGAACTAGATAAATCGTCTCTAGAAGTCCCCAAACTACACGCAAAATATCAAGAATTCTTGACCGATAATATATTGGTTCTCAAGAACTTAGAATTCCAATACAATATCCTGCTTAAAAATAAGTGGTTATGGTATAACGGAAAGATGTCTGAGGAACAAATAAAAGAACTTGGTTGGGAAGACGACCCCTTTGACGGTCTCAAAGTCATGAAGAATGATATGCAGATATGGTATAACGCTGACCAAGACTTACAAAGAATGAATGGTAAAGTGGAGTATCAAAAAATCGTTATCAACTTCTTGAAAGAGTGTATGCAAAATATCACTTGGAGACACCAAACGATTAAGAATACAATCGACTGGCGAAAGTTTATGGCGGGACAATGATACTCAATAATTATATGTTTACAGCACCTGAATTCTTTACTAGAGAAGAAGTTGCACAAATACATCAACATGCCAAAGGAATTCCATTAGATTTAGGACGTACAGGAAACGGACAAATGAATGACCCTGATAGGGCACCTGACTCAGTAGACATGTCCGTGGCAGCTGAAATAAGACAATCAAAGGTAAAATGGTTTCTTGGTCAAGACCCAAGGTATAGAATGCCTGACAATATCATGGAAAAGATTAATGAGATTGTTGCCCAAGGAATGGACGAGTGTGGTTGGAACTTCAATTTATCTTGGATAGAAAACTTTCAATACACAATCTACGACTACGAACCTGATTTACCTACAGGTGATTTCTATACATGGCATACAGACCATGGTGGTGAGTCAATCATGAGTATGGAAGGAATGCCAGAACACAGAAAGATTAGTATGACTATACAATTATCTGACCCTTTAGATTATGAAGGTGGTAAGTTTCAATGGTTAGAACCAAATCCACAGTTTGATAAAATTAAGTTTGGTGATAAAAAACTTGATATCGATAAAGCAGTAAGAACTTTACCATTCAGTGCACAAGCAATTGGTTCAATATGTTTATTTCCAAGTTGGTTATATCACCAAGTCACACCAGTAACGAGAGGAACTAGAGTATCAATAGTAGGTTGGTACAACGGCCCAGCATGGACTTAAAAATTTCTAAAGTCAATGAAGTCTTTATGAAGATTTCGTGTGACGACTCAATCGCTAAAGACTTGCACGATTACTTTTCATTTAAAGTACCTAACGCAAAATTTATGCCTTCCTATAAAAATAGACGTTGGGACGGTAAAGTATATCTGTTCAGTATCAAGACACACAAAATCTATATTGGATTACTTCCATACATTGCTGAGTTCTGTGAAGAAAGACAATACAAGTATTCGGTAGAAGAAGACGTTATTACTAAGAATGAAATTACCGAAGACGAATACAATAAGTTTATAGACCAATTAAACCTACCGTTTGAACCTAGAGATTATCAAAAGGAAGCATTTCTAAAGAGTATCGAATACGGAAGAAAGTTACTAGTATCACCGACTGCGAGTGGTAAGTCATTAATCATTTATTTACTTGCACGTTATTATAATAAAAAAACAATTGTCATTGTACCTACTACTTCTTTGGTAGAACAAATGACAAAAGATTTTCAGGAGTATGGATATGATAAAGAAATTTGCAAAATATACAGCGGGCAACCTGTATTCGATTCAGACATTACGATTACAACTTGGCAGTCTTTATCTAAAGCACCTACTGACGTTCTTGCGAAGTTTGAAGTTGTTGTCGGAGACGAAGCCCACCTCTTCAAAGCAAACGTCCTCAAAGGAATCCTCGAAAAAATGAGAAGTACCGCAGTACGTTTTGGTACTACAGGTACGTTAGACGGTACAGAAGTCCACAGGCTACAGTTAGAAGGACTCTTTGGGCCAGCGACTAAGGTTATATCAACTTTCGACCTTATTGAGGAAGGTACAATTGCAAGTATAGACATTGACGTTATCATATTGGAACATGAGAAAACTGCTAAGTTAAAGTATCAGGACGAAATGGATTACTTAGTAGGGAATCAAAAGAGAAATGATTTCATATGTAATCTTGTTTACTCACTAAAAGGGAACACACTTTGTTTGTTTCAGTATGTAGAAAAACATGGATTTGTTTTATACACATTAATGAAAGAAAGAATAGATAATCTTCATTATGTTTATGGTGGAACTGATACAAAAGATAGAGAAGAGATTAGAGGATTGGTAGAGAAACAAGATGACGCCTGTATTCTTGCGTCATATGGCACCTTCAGCACTGGTGTTAATATAAAGAAGATAGATAACATAATTTTTGCTTCGCCTTCTAAATCTAGAATACGTAACTTACAATCCATTGGACGTGGATTGAGAAAGGGTAAT